GACAAATTCCATAAATCATAAAGTTGTACTGGAGGTGGTTGTGGTGGGTAGAGTGGCAAAAAAGCAAGAGTATACAGTGAAAGTTCGTTACTGTGAGAAAACACCAGAAGAAGCAGAGAGACTCAGAAAGGAACAAGCTGAGATTCTTCTAGAAATGAAACTGCGTGCCATGGTACGCAGAGGGGAGACATTACCCCCTGGATTAGAACCAAAATGGGACTGAGGGGCGAAAGCCCTTGGAATGGACAAGCAGAAACAGGGAGGAATTCTTCATGCAGGGAAGTAAAACGGTGAGTGTTTTGCAAGGAAAGGAAAAGAGCTGTTATGTTACCGGAAGCGATTGGAATTTAAAAAAGCACCATATTTATTTTGGTTCCTGTATGAGAAATATTTCGGACAAGCATGGCTTTTGGGTTTGGTTGATATCTGAGCTTCATACCACAAGTGACGAGGGTGTGCATTGCTTGAATGGACATGCTTTGGACATAAGATTAAAGCAGGAATGTCAAGCCGAATTTGAAAAGGAGCATAGCCGAGAAGAGTTTATGGAAATAGTGGGGAGAAATTATTTAGACTTGGAGGAATTTGCATGAAACAGGGGGCTTTGATTTATGACTTCGAAGCAGATCGCTATGACATTCGTTTTGATATAGGCGACTATTATGGAGGTCTGCATTGCGGAGATACGTTCGAGGTCTTTGCAAATGGTGAGTGGAAGCTCACGAGAATTGAAAATTATAAAGACTGGTATCTGGTAGGTATTCAAACAGAAGAGATTGCAGGGCTGATGGTTAGGATCTAACACAAAAGTACAGGAGGTTTTTGCTTGGATAAAATTTTGTTTATATCTTTAGCAATCAACATTATCTTAGTTATTCTGTTTTGCAAGGTTTGGCGGCAAAACTACGAATATAAGCAAAGCAAAGGAAGATTAAGAAAAAAAATTAAGGAGGTTTATTATGGGAAATGTAAAGGAATTTGACCTTTCGGCATTTGCCGGAGGGGCGGTATCGGAACGGATTCAGGATGCGATTCAGAAAGTTTATGAAAACATAGCTGATCCAAACACCGAAGTGGACAAGGCTAGAAAATTAACCGTTGAACTGATTTTCAAGCCAAGCAAGACGGACAGGGAAATGGTTGACGTTCAAGTGGTGGCCAAAACCACACTACAGCCACGCAAGGCCATTAACAGCACAATGGTTATTGCAAAAGACAGCAACGGGGCGGTTGTTGCCCAGGAGTGGGAGAAGAATATTATGCAAGGACAGCAGGAAATTGCTGTTGAAGAGACAAGTGGTATTGTTGATTTTCAAAAAAGAGCTAAATAAGGAGGAAATATTATGATTAAGGAAGCACTGCAGTACATAGTTGGTTTGAACGAAGTAAAAACAATGATTTTAGAGGGCAGAAATTTTACTGACAAGAAGATTTATCCTGTTGAGGAGCCTATTATTGTTCCGCTGAGAATTTCTTCTTTGGCGGGTGTGGTTCAGTATGTAAAAGAAATTGCCCAAACTGAAAAAGGTTGGCTTACAGACGGAGACGCACCTTTGGTAATCAGCATTAAAGATCATTGTACCGTTGAGATTTGCTCTTCTATTGTTTCGGCGGAATTGAATCGCCAGAAGCTATTACTTTCTGAATTTACGGCGCCTAATTTCCGTTTTGGTGAATTTTACGATGCTGAATCATTCAACATCAAGATGCAAAGTGTATTTTTGGATACTGAGGACAAGGAAATTATCCTTAAGGTTGTTGGCAACTTGAAAGAGGAAAGTGTGCGTAATGTTGGGGACGATGGTGTAAGCCAGTCTGTAAATGTGAAGGTTGGCATTGCCACAGTGGCAGAGGTGAAGGTGCCAAACCCCGTGAAGTTAAAGCCCTTCCGCACCTTCTTTGAAGCAGGGCAGCCTGAAAGTTTATTTGTTTTCCGCATGAGAGAGGGCGGCAAATGCGCATTATTTGAAGCTGACGGCGGTGAATGGAAGGAAGCTGCAAAGCAAAATATTTTTGATTTCTTAGAGTATGAGCTTGCAGAGGAGATTACAGGGAAGCAAATTGTATTAATGAGATAAAAGCGGAGGGGTCGGCATGAATAAAGTTGAATTACTTGGACGGCTTGTGAAAGACCCCGAAGTAAGATATAGCCAAGGGGGAGACCCCTTGGCTATTTGTAGATTTACTTTGGCGGTCAACAGGCGAACAAAGAAAAACGGGCAATATGAAGCAGATTTTATAAATTGTGTCAGCTTTGGCAAAGCTGCAGAGTTTAGTGGGAAATATTTCAAGAAGGGGCAAATGATTGCCGTTGTAGGACGTATACGGGTAGAGAGTTGGAATGACAACGAAGGCAAGAAACGGTGGAAAACTGAGGTCGTAATCGAAGAACAATTCTTTACAGGTAAAACCATGGCAAAGGAAGGCAACGCCCCTGAGGACGACGGATTTTATCCCATAGACGAAGAAGTTGACGACAGCGATTTGCCATTCTAGGAGGGCAATATGAAGGTTCATATGGCAGTAACAACGGACAAGTACAGCTTGCCGACTGCAATTTCTGCAAGCTGTGCAGGGTTAGGGCGTCTATTGGGAATCAGTGAAAGAACAATATCGTCCTATTTGTACCATGTAAAGTGCGGAAAGATAAAAGTGAGGTATCCCAAATATATCTCCGTAGATATTGATGACGAACCTTTGGGGGTGTAACGATGGATAAGAAAACAAAGAGGCTTTTAATGGAGTTGGCTTTGATTGCACTTGTGGCAATTATTTTATATTTTGTGGCGTTCTTTTGGTTCTTTTTCTTTTTTCGGAATGCCACGGTGATATGGGGATGATTTATTTTGAAAGCAATATTTAAGTATCCGGGGAGCAAGTGGGCGATTGCGAAAGAGATCATTTCCTTTTTCCCTTCACACCATAGTTATTTAGAGCCTTATTTGGGTAGTGGTGCAGTATTTTTCAACAAGGGAAGAAGCAACATTGAAACGATAAACGATTTAGACGGGGAAGTAATTAACCTTTTTGATTGCATTCGACACGACCCGGAACGGTTGGCAAGAGAGATATATTTTACCCCTTATGCAAGGCAGGCCTATGAGGAGGCTTATGAAAACAAGGCTAGACAAAATTATGAAAGAGCAAGGAATTTTTACATACGGTTAAATATGGGGCATGGGTTTCGTACGACTGGTGAAAAGGTTGGATGGAAAAACGACGTGCAGGGGCGTGAACGTGCTTATGCAGCCCTTGACTGGTGCAATCTCCCGGGGAAAATTATGGAGGCGGCTGAAAGACTAAGGGGCGTTCAGATTGAAAGCCGCCCTGCAGTTGAGTTGATACAAAGGTTTAATCATCCAAAGGTATTGATTTATTGCGACCCCCCATATGTTTTAGGTACCAGACATGGAAAGCAATATAGTCACGAAATGAAGGATAGTGACCATGAAGAGTTATTGGACACGCTGTTATTACATAAAGGTTCTGTGTTATTAAGCGGGTATGAATCAGTGTTGTACGACAGCTTTTTGAAAGGATGGCATAAAGAATATTTTGAAGCAAAAACGCAAACAGGAGGCAAAAGGAAAGAGGTTTTATGGATGAATTTTGAGCCTGCGGGACAGCTGAAACTTTAACAAATTATTAGGAGGTACAAAATGATAAGAGAAAAATTGAAAACTGATATTGCGAATTTAGTGATTGAGGAATTGTCTATGGCAAATAAAAAGTATCCGTTATTTTCTTCGGATCATGAGGGCAAAGCCGTAATTGAGGAAGAAATGGAAGAGTGCCAAGAAGCATTCAATACGGCTATGGGACACTTTGTGGAAATGTGGAATTTAATTCGCAAAAACGATTATGCGGGTGGGCAAGCAAAGCTGGGACGTGACGCACTTATACTGGTGGCGGCTGAGGCCATTCAGGCGGCGGCAATGATGGAAAAGTTTAGAGAGAGTGCAGAAGAACGGTTTGCAGAAGCAAAATAATAATTTTAAGGGGGATTTTTGGTGAAGATGGCTGATTACAGCAAAGGCAGGAATGACGGTCTTGCCCTTGCACTGAAAATTGTAAAAGAGGGCGGTATAGAGGCATTGGAGAAGGAAGTAAAATTCCGTGGTGTTACCAATATTCATACACCTTTGGCGCAAAAGGATTTGGAAAAGGCATTGGCTCCCATTAAGGAGCACACGATAAAGACAATATTAGCTATGTCTATTCATGTTTTATATGATGAATTTGACTTTCGTACTGCAAGGCTCAGCCGATTTAGGGAAAGATTCAATTTGAAAGTGGCTTGTCTGCTGGATGACTTGGTGAGCTGGGACGATATTGTAAAGGATATTGAGAAGAAAACAAAAATTGTGATTGCACTACCAAACGATAAATAGAAAATTAATTTATTTAAGAAGGGAGTAAGAGGTTTGGTCGACCGAGAAACAGCTGTTTACTCCTGTGAATCAAAATGTTTATGAAATTTAGCAATATATCAAAGGAACAGAAGAAGAGCCTTGATTACAAAATTGAGGTGGCTGTGCAGGAAATTGAAAAGGGATTTTCTGCAAGCAAGCACCATCCGGCTATTGCGTTTAGCGGCGGGAAGGACAGCACGGTGCTTTGGCATTTAATCAAGACATATTTCCCCGAAAAGCAATATTACATTATATTTGGCAATACAGGGGTTGAGTTTCCGGAAAGCCTTAATTTTGCCCGGAAGTTGGGGGAGGAATGGGGCGGTGACAATTTTTTTGAGGCACAGCCGGAAAAATTGGAAAAGGATGAATTGAAATATGAGGCACAATGCGAGGTTTTAAAGTGGCTGGAGGATACGAAACAGCTTAACCTGGTGTTAAAAAAAGACGGAAAACTTAAGTCCGCGGGCATTTTGCAAAAAGTGTGCCCTACGGAAATGTACGAAGATTTCAAACGGAGGAATCTCATTTGGAAAGCCGGCACCAGAAAAAATTATTTTTGGTGCGCCGATCAGTACGGATACCCAATTTTAGGGAAGGCTGTTAGCGGGAAATTAACAGCACGGAGAATTAACATAGATTGTTTTTTGAAATATTCAACCTCTGCAAGTGAGGATCCGGAGCTGTTGGAATATTATGATTTGCTGAGGCAGGTAAAAATAAGCAACCACTGCTGTGCCATTTTAAAAAAAGAACCCAGCGAGAAGCTGCAGGAAAAGCTTATGGTTGATGTTATTTTCAAGGGACTCATGGCCTGTGAAAGCCAGATGCGAAGATTGAATTTTGCCACGAGGGGTTATCGATTTCAATCTGAACGCCCCCATTGTGGCGACTTTTTCCATTGTTCGCCTATAGCGATTTGGACAGACGATGATATATGGGAATACATACACAGATATGAAGTACCATATTCTCCTCTTTACGATATTGAATATGAGGACGAGAAGGGGCGTATAGTCAAGATTAAAAGAAACGGGTGTGTAGGTTGTGCAACTGATATTGCATTTAAAAACAATCACATGGCAGCATTAAGAAAAACCCATCCGAGACTATGGCAGGGGTATATGTTAAAAACCGGATTGGGAAATGAGATTATGAAGCTGCATAAAATCAAAGGAAAACAAGCCAGAGTAATGGCTTTTTGTGCAGATGCTACAGAAGCAACTGGAATGTATCCGTGCGAGCTTGACAATCTTGATTTGATTGACAGTCAAATTACTATGAGTGAATATGATGCAGATATTGATTAGGGGGATTAATATGGCAGGGTTTATGATTGTGTGAAAGGGGGAACGGCCATGAATATAGATGAAGCAATAAAAGAAGCGGAACATCAAATAAGCCAATGTACTTATTTAAAAGAGTGCTCTCCAGGAGTTTATGAAACAGGATTAAATACCGTATATGAAAGAAAATCTGAAATGTTACAGTGTTTGACATCCGAGATAAGGCGATTGAGATACGCAAATGATTTTGAGCAATCACAATGCGTGAAAATGTTGGAAAGGATTGCGGAGCTTGAGGCTGAAAATGAGCGGTTGAAAGGGGAAAAGCCTGTGCTGTGTGGGGAGTGTATCTATTCTTCTTGGGCAGGAAGAAAAACAGCTGATGATTGTCCCATGAATTTGTTTAGGCTTGGAGCGAATTTTGGTAATACCGACGTAAAACAAGACGATTATTGCAGCTACGGAGAAAGGCGGGGTGAGGAGTGAAACATGAAGGACTTAAACCATGCCCGTTTTGTGGAGGAAAAGCAAGTAAAAATTCATTGCAGCAAATTGTTATGTTTGAATTACACACAGTGTCTTGTGAAAATAGGAATTGCGGTGTACATCCTTATACGGTGGGGCTTACACCAGAAGAAGCACAGGAAAAATGGAATAAAAGGATTGATGTTAAATGATTTCATGTTGCCATAATTGCAACAACCGCCATTTTAGGTGCCATGGGGAATGTGAAATATACAGGGCGGCATTAGAAAAGAATCGGGAGGCAAAGGATAGACGGAATATGGAATACAATAGCAGGTTCTATGACGTGGAAAGGGGCATGAAAATACATGAACGGATGCGAAAGAAAAGTGGGTAGGCTGAAAAGTTTCCTCTGCCGTCTGTGTGTGGATATTGCGGTCTGGTTGGATTGGGACAGGATGCCGTTTTAGGGGGTGTAAAGATGAATACATACAAGATCACTTTAAAGGGCTACGATGCGGACGGGCATTTTACATTAATTTGCGCCGAAACACCGGGCAAGGCAAAGTATGAGCATTACAGGGAGTTGGGCGATTTATTTGAGGATTTCGGGCATTATCTTAGATTCGTAGAGAATTGCAAGTGCCTGCACAAAGCACAAAAAGAAGATTATTACAAAAAGTCAGATAGTTTTGAAGAAACCAAAAAATATAGGAGCATACCGCTTATTGACTACGGAACAGTGGTAGAGATTGAGGGGAAAAGAGGTTTCATAGTTGGTGACAATCGCTCCTGCAACTTTGATGTGAAGTTTGACAACGGAATATTTAATTGCCATCCGCATTACCAAATGGTTTATTTTGATGATGCAGGGAATGTTCTATATGATTTTAGGATGGTGAACTCATGACGTGGGAAGAAAAGAAAACGATTTTCAAGGTGCTTGTTTGGTGCGGCATATACGGAATTCTTGGTGGGCTATGGGAATTCATGGAGTTAATGTTTTATGGTCAGACTAGGCCGAGCTTTGAGGATACTATCATTTCAATAATTACAACTTTTGCAATCTACGGGTTAATTATGAAGTGGATAATATTTAGAGATTAGAAGGTGAAATGGTGAGCATAAGGGGAAAGCTAAGAGAAGTTAGGATTAAATTGGGATTTACGCAAAAAGACATTGCTGAAAAAGCTGGCCTGGCGATCATAACAATACAGGGGTATGAAGCAAATAAATTCAATCCAAAACTTGAAACCTTAGATAAAATAGCGGAAGCATTAAATGTTTCAGTATATTGTTTTCTTCAACAGGCTGAAGAGCAACTGCCTTTGACTTTAGAAGAATTGGAAAGCAGGGTTGATCCCGTTTGGCATCCTTTTGGTGAGGCCTTGGGTTATTGGTGCTTATGCCAACAGGGACGCATAATGCCGCCTTCTGGGCTTGGATTTATCGCTAAGGATAGACCGGATTGGCTATTTTATGGGTGTAAACCAATAGAATTCAATCAAATATATGAGAAACAAATAGAGTGCGATGTTTTCAACGAAACTGAAAATAAGGGTAACCGAATTAGAAAGATTAGGAAAAAAAGAAACTTAACGCAAAAACAACTAGGGGAACTTTGCGGAATTGATGAAGCTAATATTCGCAAATATGAACTTGGGAAGCAAAATCCAAGGTATGAAACTTTGGAAAAAATAGCAAATGCTTTAACTGTTCCAATAAGTTATTTTCTGAAAAAATGAATTAAATGGAGGCGGGGAAATTGAAGGTAATAGGCGCAAAATCTCCTGAAAAGTGCAAGATTTTTAATTGTGAGAAAAGGCGTGGATGTTACTGCTGCTTTTACTGTGAGCGGAATATCAGTTGCGCAAATTCATGTAGAAATACACCCCACAAATGCGGGATGAAACAGAACTAAGGAGGGATAGTATGGGGAATTTCAGTAAAATAGAGCATGATTTTTGGCAGGACGATTTTGTTTTAAATTTAACGCCGGAGGAAAGATATTTTTATTTGTATCTCCTCAGCAATGGACGCACGAATGCTTTAGGGTGCTATGAACTGCGAATGAGAATGGCTGAGGTTGAGACTGGATATAACGCAGATACAATTAAAAAATACCTGAACAAATTTGTGTCCTCAGGCAAAATTCTTTTTGATTTTGATACCCAGGAAGTTTTAATTGTGAACTGGTATAAGTATAATTGGACGAAAAAAACAGGAAATATTAATAGCATCTTGAAGGATTTCAAAGCCGTAAAAAGCCTGACATTTAAGGGTATCTTAGAGAACTCTATGGTTGCGGCTGGCATCAAAAAAACCAATGATGAAACAGAAAATTTAGAAACAACGGGGAACAACGAGGAACAACAGGAAACAAAAGGGGAAACTTGCACGGTAGACATAGACATAGACACAGACATAGACATAGACTTTAAAAAAGATATGGCCGAAGTGGGTTTGGAAGAGCCAAAAGAAAAAACCTCATCTGACCAAGATCGGTTTGACCAATTTTGGAAGCTATATCCCAACAAAAAAGCAAAAGCCGCAGCATTCAGGCGGTGGAGAGCAATGAAAATTTCTGTTGAAACCTTTCAAGTCATTTTGGACGGATTACAAAAAGCTCTTAGAAGTCAGGAATGGGCGAAGGACGGCGGCGCATACATACCTCACCCAGCAACTTGGTTAAATGGCGGTTGCTGGGAGGATGAATACAAACCCTTGGCAGCAGGGGGCAGTAGACCAGATAAACCAACGGACAGTGCGATTGACCGCAGGCGGCAAATGATGGGGATAGGTGATAAAAATGGCTGAAAAAAAGCTGGTTAAGCCTTACTCTTTGGAGACGGAAAAGGCGGCTTTGGGCAGTATGTTTTTAGACCCAGGGGCGGCAGTGCAGGGATGCGGATTACTGAAGGAAGAGGATTTCTATTCCCCTACCAACAAAATTCTTTTTGTGGCAATGGCGGCAACTGTGCAGGATAGCGGCGTTGCTGACCTTTCTTTAGTCTGGCGCAGATTGGAGCAGGAGAGAAAGACGGAGCAAGTTCATTTTTCCTATCTTTCCGAGGTGGCAATGTCAGTGGGTACCAGCATCAATTTACCACGATATGCGGAGGAATTGCGGCAGTTAAGCTATTACCGCCGATGTATTGACAATGGTCGAAAGATGATGGAAGCAGCTTACAAGCAGGATGAAAATGGAATTTCTGAATCTTTAAGTAATTTGCGGGAGGACGGCGTTGGGACGGACGAGCCAAAGACGGCGGCGAAAGTTATGGCGGAATACTTGCAGGATCTTTCTGAACAGCGAAAAAGCGGGAAGATATTCAGCGGCCTACAGACCGGATTTGTGGATTTGGATTTGCTTACCGGGGGGTTACGGGCAGATGATTTGTATATTATCGCCGGGCGGCCTGCTATGGGAAAAACGGCCTTAGCGTTGGATATTTCAAGGGGATGTGCAAAAAGTCTTTTTGACGAGGGCAAGTCAGTGGTGTTTTTTTCACTGGAAATGAATGAGCGGGACATTGTTGCAAGACTTTACTGCGGAGAAACCGGGGCGGATAACGTAATGTTTTCGTTGCGGGAAAATGACGATGCCAAGTGGGCAGAGTTTTTACGAACCTTTGAGAAGAACGGTGATTTCTTTGAGCATATGGCGAAAAATATTGTCATTGACGACAGCAACTACATAACCCCGGAAAATATGCGGGCAAAGTGCCACGGTATGCGTATAAAGGGCAAGGAAATTGGGTTGATTGTGATTGATTATTTGCAGCTCATGAGTGCAGGTAAGGGGGATAACCGAGTGCAGGAGCTATCTCATATCAGCCGAAGTCTAAAGCTTTTAGCAAAGGATTTTCATTGCCCTGTGGTTGCCTTGTCCCAGCTCTCCCGGCAGGTGGAAACCAGGCAAGACAAACGACCTATGTTATCCGATTTGCGGGAAAGTGGGAGCATTGAGCAGGATGCGGACGCAGTGATGTTTGTATACCGGGATGAATACTATTATCCTGAGTCAGAGAAAAAAGGCGTTGCTGAAGTTATTATGGGCAAACAAAGAAAAGGGCCTGTGGGGACGGTGGAACTGGCATGGTTGCCTCATGCAACGACATTTCGCAATTTGGCCCGCAATACCGGAGCATGGAAAACGGTAAAAGAAAAGAGTCCATGGGAGGAGGGGCACAAATGAGTTTGGCGGAAATGGCAAAACAATTGCAAGGTGAAGCTATCTCTCCAGAAGTGAAGGAGCTACGGCGGATGCGGAAATTTATTGCAGTTCATGACTACAACGAAATGAACGGGCGTTGGGCTGAGGTGGCAAGAATGGAAGTCAGTGGGGAAAAAGGAACCCTTGAGGGGCGGTACTGGATACTGAAATGCATCAAAGAATTAAACCGTGATGAAGGATTAATTAAATTATATCGTGCTACTTTGCAAGTAGCTGAGAAGCTGGAACGGTCAAAAAGAGGGGCTGGTGCTGTTTTCTTTCGAGAGAATCAAGAGCGACTTTACAGAGTGGAAACGGCTATTTGCAAAGAAGCAAAGGATTGGCAAAATATGCAGGTTTCCATTGATGAATTAATACGAATAGAGGAGGGATATGCTGTTGGAGAGACGTCAGATGGAGGATTTATTGCGGATGTGCGGGGGGATGGAGCATATTGTCCATGAGCAAAATTTAGAATTACGGCGGTTGCAGCATATGCTAGGGAGTTTACAAGCTTCGGAGTATGATCCACACACAGCGGAAAAGAAACGGGCATCCCTTCTGCAGGAAATTGCCAAATATGAGGAGAGTATTCAGAATTTACATATATCTCTTACTAAGACACAGCGGTTAATGGTTAGTGTGTTAAGTGACGAAGAGCGCAATGTGGTAAGACTGCGGTGTTTTAAGGGGTATCGGTGGAATGTAGTGGCAAGGAGAGCTACTATGTGCAGGAGTAAGTGTTGTAAGATTTATATAGTGGCGTTGAATAAGATGTGTAAGGCATGGGAGTAAATTACCTGAAGTTACAACATAGCATGAAATTTGACTTCTCTCTATGATATAGGGGGGAGTTTTTTTGATTGTAATTTTATAAAAAATTTGTTAAAATTATCATATTAGGATGAGAATTCAATTTAAAATAAGACTGTGTACATTAACAAAAAGGATGATAAAAATGAATCCATTAAAAATCGAATCAAGTAGTATTTTGTCAGTGAGATATGCTATTTCACTTCATAGTTTGATGCAGGATTATATAGATTCTAATGATAAAGAACCTTCATGGGACGGATTTATTTATTTGTATAAATCTAATGATCTAAAAGTTGAAGATCTAAAGTACAGGGTGCCAGTGCAGGTTAAAGGTAAAAATGCAGAAGAGTTATTAAATAAGAATGCTATTAATTATAAGGTCCAATATAAACATCTTAGAAACTATTATCAAGATGGAGGAATTTTTTATATTGTAGCAGTAATTTCTGATGATGGCAAAAGAACATCAATTTTTTATAACTCTCTAACAACTATAAAATTAGCTGATATACTAAAGGGGAAAGAGGGGAAAAAGCCAGAACAGGAAAAAAATATTCCTCTATTAAGATTAGAAAAGAATGACAGTAAAAAATTATATGAAGTACTGTCTCAATTCGGTTTGGAACGGCAAAAGCAGGGTAGTGGAAATGGTGAAATAGTGAAAAATGCAATTAATATTAATGATTTAGACTATATTGATTGCATTCAAGCATCTTCATTTTCGGCCAAATCAGAAATAGATATACTGAAAGAAATTTCAACTGGTGAGATAAGCATATATGGACATCGCGCGGATTTAGATATGTGGTTACCCTTTGATTATTCACATCAAATGGAATTGGAATTTATAAAAATATTTACAATGAATAAAACAATAGGAATCGATGGTATTACTTATTATGACTCTTATTTAGTGGAGGCTGTAATTACAGAAGATGATGATAAACCTGTTATTAGGGTAAGTGAAAATCTGATTTTAGATTTGTTAAAAGGAACATTTCATTTTGACATTATTGGAGATATTTTTTCGTTATATAAAGATGTGCAGTTTTTTAAAGCATTACAACAAGGGAAAACACTCTACGTAGATAATAAGAAAGTAATCGACGTTCAAAATGTCAAAATCTCAAAAAAATTTAAAAATGAAATAGACCAAATTTTAGATTTACATAGTGCGTTTATTGAGATTGGATATGTTTGTAAAAAAAGATTTGCTGATTTTACGGATGAGAATCGGAAGTTTATTAACGAATTATTAAAGATTTACAATAGAAAAATAAGACCGAAAGAAGGTTGTAATAGTGCATGGTTCATGTGGCACTGGGATGATAAGGTAGTGCCTTTGTTTTTAGTTTACAATGAAGAGAAAAAACTTGATGTTGTAAATTGGTTCACCACTAATAAATATGGTATTTATGTAGAAAAAGGTAAGAAGTATGCACTTCCCAGATTTAGTTTGTTTAAGAGAGACATTCTGGAAAAATTATATGATGTTGATGAGCAGATCTGGATTGAAGAGTTTGAAAAAACGAAATTTATTGAAAATATTATTGATGAAATAATACAAAGTTTTCTGGAGTTGGTGGCCGCCTATGATAAGACATATAATCAAGTCTATTTTGATGTGGCGAATATGATTGTGGACAAAATTCTAGAGTTGTCACCAGAGAATGAGTATGGCATTATCAACAAAATGCAACTAATAAAAAGAAAAAGGCAATTGAACGAGAATGAAATTTTAAAATTGGAGGATTTGGAAAGTAAATCAGTTAATCCTATGACAAAATGTGCTGTTAATATTCTTTTGGAGAATAAAAGAAATGCAAAAAAGATACTCGATGAACTTCCGGAAGAAATTCAAAATGAGATGAGGAGTTATCCGATATATAGTTTGTTATGAATATATAGTTTTTAAATAACTTTAAATTAAATGTATCTGTAAGTGGTGTGAAAGCAATATTTTATATTGCTACACACCACTTTTTTATTAAAAAAGACGATTGTGGACGTTCGTGGACGATTGTGGACGTTTTTTCTGTTAGCATGAAATTGAGGGTATTTTAATTAATACTTTTTTATAGAATTCATTTATCCCCTACGGCTGCCATGGGAAACCAGTGGCAGCAATCTCCTTAATTTTCATCAGCATTAATTAAAAAGAGTATATCAGAATCGATATGCTCTTTTTTATACAAAAATGTGATGGAGAATTATGGATGCTTAACATAATTGGGTGATGTTAAATACAGGGGCATTAGAAAGGTGAATCTACTATATAACGCAGAGAAAAAAGAAAGCTTAACAGAATCATGTGTTTTGTTAAATAAGAATTTTCTATGAAAAAAGCTTGAAACCCTTGCTGTGAGCAGTTTTAAGTGGATGTATGCATATATTCAACCGTATTCATATGGTTTTATGCATCGGCACCAAAAAAACGCATAAGTGCTCATTTTTACTGAAATATCGGTGGATTTTCATAAGCGAAAAAACGTGTGAAAATACGGTGTAAGCATTGATTTCAAGGGGATAACAGCGTTTTGTATGAAAATAAACAATATTTTATTGAATGAACTAAAAGTTTACATAAATACCGAAATGAGCACTTTTTTCATTTAGTGTTCATTTCGGTGCCGATGGTTGGGAGGTGGAGCAATTGGCGGCAACAGCAGAGGAAATTATTTTGGAAAACATCAACTCTATAAAGGAATGGGCCTTAGCGGGCATGGCTGAGAAGGAAATGGCAGAGACGCTGGGCATTGCATACTCCACCTTTCGGCGGGCAAAGCAAAGCAACATGATTTTGTCTGCGGTTCTGGCAGAAGCGAAGAAATATCGCAATGATATTTTGAAAGACCAAGTAAAGTGTGTTGAAGAATCGCTATATAAACGGTGTTTAGGATATAACGCAAAGGTTACGAAGAATTACAAGGTGAAAAAGGTTGTCTTTGATGAAGTCGGCCAGGTTATTTTTGATAAGGGCGGTAAGGCAGTTATGGAGGAAACCTTGGAGGAACGCACAGAGGAAACCCATGTACCTGCTGATATTTCGGCGGTAAAATTCTTCCTGTTGAACAAAGCAAGGAAGGAATGGCGCAATGATCCGGAACGATTGGAAATTGATAAGAAGCGTTTGGCCAACGATACCAAGCGGACAAAGATTGCAGAACAGGCCAGCGGTGGTGGTGAGGAAAAGAAGAGCATTGAAAGTTATTTAGATGAGGCAGAGCGGGAAGCGAATGAGTAGGTGAGGGATATGAGTTATTCGGTTTTGACCGACACAAAAAAGTACATAGAAAGATTTCTGCATATCCGAACCAAGGATGGAAGGATTGTACCTTTTCGTTTGAATGAATCGCAATTGCGGCTGTATGAGGTGATTTGTGCAGAAGAGGGAAAGAAAAAGCCTATCCGCATTATCATTCTAAAAAGCAGACAGATGGGGTTTTCCACGCTGACTGAGGGCATTATTTATAAGAAAACTGCAACCCAAAAGCTAAGAAATGCTTTAATCATTACCCACAAAGACGAGGCCACCAGCAATCTTTTTAACATGAGCAAACTTTTTTACGAAAAAAGTCCCGAATGGGTGCGCCCCATGCTGAAGAACAGCAATGCCAAAGAATTAATCTTTGAGAATCCCACCAAAAACCCCAAGGACAAAAAGAATCATCCAGGACGAAAAAGCAAAATCAAGTGTACCACTGCCGGAGGGAAAGGCGTTGGTCGAAGTGACACCTTAAATTACATCCACATGTCAGAAGTTGCTTTCTGGCCAGGGGATATTCTAACTACCTATGCGGGGTTGATGCAGGCAGTTCCCAACACAGCGGGGAGCATGGTAATCATTGAAAGCACTGCAAATGGGTTTAACGCATTTAAGAAAATGTGGGATGATGCAGTGGCAGGCCGTAATGATTATGTGCCGTTATTCTTTGCCTGGTATGAAATGCAGGAGTACCGCATGGCCTATCATGGGGAGGAACTGACAGACGAAGAAAACGAACTGCAAGAAGCATTTCAGCTTGACAATGAACAGATTATGTGGCGGCGGTGGTGTATTGCCAACAACTGCAACAATGATTTGGATATGTTCAAACAGGAGTATCCCTCCACACCGGAAGAGGCATTTTTGACAACGGGGGATTGTGTTTTCAAGAACAAGGATGAAATTCTCCTGCGCATTCGGGCATTGGAGGATGAAACTTTCCTTCGTGGGCAATTTACATACCAAGAAAAGCAGATTGCATTGGATCGCATTGTAATATCTGATATTCAGTTCTCACAGGATGTCAAAGGGGATATTTGCATATACAAAGAGCCTGAAAAAGGTGTGCCTTATGTGATTGGTGGAGATACGGCAGGGGAAGGCAGTGACAGCTTTACCGCCCAAGTATTGGACAACCGCACCGGGGAGCAAGTGGCAAGGCTAAAGCGTCCTTATGACGAGGACGAATATGCAAAGCAGCTGTATTGCTTGGGGCAGTATTACAATTTTGCATTGTTGGCAGTGGAAGTGAATTTCACCACACACCCCATCAAGCTTTTAGAATATCTCCATTATCCTAAGCAGTATGTAAGAGAAGTGTTTGACACCTACACGGGAGCAACAAGAAAGGCATTCGGTTTCCATACCAACGGTACCACACGACCGTTATTGATTGCTGAGTTAGTTTCTTATATAAAACTTTGCTTGCATTTGATACATGATGTGGAAACACTGCGGGAAGCTTTGACATTTATTAAGAATTCCAGAGGCAGACCTGAGGCGGAAGTGGGAGAGCATGACGACCTTTTGATGGCGTTGGGTATTGCGCTAATGGCAAGAGGGCAACAGCAAGTGACAGCTGCCATTGAATCCCCTTCCGTTGACAAGAAGTATTGGACGGCGGATATGTGGCAGGATTGGCGAAACGCAAGCCCCAAGGGCAGGGAATACCTTCTTGCCAAGTGGGCAAAGGCAGGTGATAGCCCATGAAGTTTGTGATGCCTATTACGGATAAACGTTTAATTAGTGATGTTGCGGGATATTTAGAGGAAAAGAATGAAAGGGACTATGTGCTTTTCATGACAGGATTATATCTTGGGCGCAGAATTAGTGATTTGCTGGAGTATCGGGTAAGGGATTTGCGGGGGAAGGAATATATAGAAATTCCCGAGCAAAAGACCGGGGATGTTGTACGTCTTGCCATTAACCCGAATTTGCAGAAATTATATAGGCATTTTCTGAAAGACAAGCACGGGTATGAATATGTTTTTCGCCGTTCCAGGGGAAAAGAAAATAAGCCTATAAGCCGTGTGAGAGCGTGGCAGATATTAAACAGTGCCGCCAAAGCAGTATGTTATGACGATAGTTTAAGCTGTCATGTGATGCGAAAAACCTTTGCCTATTGGCTATATATGGACAGCGGAGGGGACATTTCCATGGTGCAGGAAATACTTGGTCATGAAGATCCAAATGATACAAGGCGGTATATAGGCATTAATCAAAAACGAAAAGATTCTGCAATTAAAGGATTGAAATTTTAATTTTGAAAAAAGCTCAGTTCCTTCAAGCTTTTTTCAGGTTTACAGAGGTGAAAAAGATTCGTTCCTACGACCAATAGGTCTTGAAACTCCCTTTTTTCCTCGGATGGGCAAAGCTCATCCTGCGGGTTACACATGGGAAACTTTTTGTTTCCCAAACCCTTCCGTTGTAACAGAGAAGAGCGCTAATGAGGAGGATGAAAAGTGAAAAAGTATGATGAAAAGGGGCTTATACAGCTTTGGCAGGACAGGCTACAGAAAAATGAAACGGCATACAGCAAGGAACTGAATGCAATGGACGAGCGCACAGGATATTACGAAGGAAACCGAGCCATTACGCCAAAGGACAGTAAAAAAAGTGAAAAGGTACAGCCTGCTTCCATGGTGCGAAACATTGTTTCGGAATTGGTGGAGGCACAGGTAGACAGTGCCATTCCCATGCCCAAGGTGACGGCAAGAAGGGAAATAGATGAACCATTAGCCAAAACCATTGAGGATTTTTTGCGTAATGAGCTGGACAGGATGCCCTTTGAACAGATTAATGACATGGACGAACGTGTATGTCCGGTGCAAGGCGGGGACTATTTTCTTGTGGAGTGGGATGCAGATCGCCACACCCACAACACCCGAGGGGAGTTATCGGTAACACTGCTACACCCAAAGCAGGTGATTCCACAGAACGGCGTGAATGACATTAACGATATGGACTATATTATTGTGCGGCTGGGCATGAGTAAAGCCCATGTAAAAGAAAAATATGGTGTTTCTGTGGTGGATGAAAAAGAGTCTAACCCGGAAAGCCGTGGCGGTGGAAGCAGTGCGGATGATGTGGTAACGGTAAATTTCGGATATTTCAGGAACAAAAATGGTGGGATTGGCCGTTTTGCATGGGTAAATGAAACTGTGCTGGAATACCTGGAGGACTATCAAGCAAGGCAGGGAAAGAAATGTGTAAAGTGTGACCAGCCCATGGAAGGTGATGAATGTCAATTCTGTGGTAGTAAAAAGTCAGTAGATAGTCAAGAGGACAGCTTCACGCTATATGAAGATATTCACCGCAGTGACGGTTCCGTGATTCCTGCATACAGCCAAGTGCAACAGCTCCCCATGGAGGGAATGCAGGAAATTATGATGGATCCATTTATAGGAGAGGCAATGCAGGCGCAAATGCAGCAAAGTCAAGAGCCTACCAAAATTCCATATTACAAACCTGATATTTACCCCATTCTTTTACGAAAAAACGTGAGCGCATGGGGAAAGGTTTTAGGAGACAGTGATGTGGATAAGGTGAAGGACCAGCAGAACGCCATTAAAAAGTGCGATACCAGGATTCAAGAGAAATTGGATAAGGGCGGCAGCCTTTTGACAAAGCATGAGGATTCTCGCATGGAATTTACCGATGAACAATTAAAAATTGTTGAGGTTAGCAGTCCATCGGAAATTAGTTGTATCAGCGTACATAATTTGCAAGTGGACGTGAGCATGGATAGGCTGATTGCCGATGATAATTACCAAAATGCCCGAAACATTATAGGAATTACAGACAGTTTTCAAGGGCGGCAGGACAGAACTGCTACCAGTGGGACGGCGAAGCAGATTGCCGTTGCCCAAAGTGCGGGTAGGTTGGAAAGCAAACGGATT